TAATCTGCAGGTTGATGGTACTACAACTACTATTAACTCTACTGCATTATCAGTAGATGATCTTAATATCACAGTAGCTTCAGGTGCAGCAAACGCAGCAGCAGCTAACGGTGCAGGTATTACGGTCGATGGTGCTAGTGCCACAATAACATATGTTTCTTCAGGCGACAATTGGTCATTCAACAAACCCGTAAAAGTAACAGGTGACGTTACAGTTACAGGTGCTGTTGTTCCTTCAGCCAACGTAACATATGACTTAGGATCTTCAAGTTTACGATGGCGTGACTTGTATTTGTCAGGTAGTACACTTGACCTAGGCGGACAGACAATCTCAGTAAGCGGTTCAGCTTTTGAAATGTCCGAATTGGCAGTTACTTCTACACTTACCCTTGATAGTGTTGGTCTTACAGCAGTACAGACAAGCGCAGAATCGTTTGCTGATAATGACACAAGTGTTATGACTTCAGCAGCGGCTAATGATAGGTTTAGAATTGACATATATGATGCGTCAGGAACCTTGTTGAACTAAGGAATAAACTATGCCGGTAATACTGAAACCAAAAAGAAGTGAGACTGCTTCCTCTACCCCAACAACAAGTGATCTTGCTGTTGGGGAGATTGCTGTAAACACATCGGATAAAGTTCTTTATACCAAAACATCGGCCGGCAATATTGTTCAAATTGCCAACTATGCACTGTCGGACCCTTCCTTAATATTTCCAACAGGGGATTTAGGAAACTTAGATGCTGCTCAGACTGATGCGTTTGGTCAAACATTAGGGGGGTCTTTTGATAATTTAGACACCCCCAATGGTAGTTTATCTACACAGGATTTAGGGGCACTATCTTAATGGCAGCCCTTAGCACAAGACAAGAACTAATCGACTACTGTTTGCGCAGGTTAGGTTTTCCTGTAATTGAAATTAATATAGATGAAGATCAAATATCTGACCGAATTGATGATGCTTTGCAGTTTTGGTACGAGTATCATTTTGATGGCCGACAAAAGATCTTTATAGAGCATCAAATTACAGGTGACACCATAACGCTGTCTTCTATCTTAGCGAATCAGTTTATCGTAGGAGATAAACTTACTGGAGCAACTTCAGGTGCTACTACTATTGTTAAGTCAATATCAGGAGCTAGTACATTCAGCACTGAAGATACCAAAGGAACTTTTGTTGCTGGAGAAACAGTAACAGGTTCAATATCAGGTGCAAGTGCATCACTACATAGTTCTACACCTTATACCGCTGGGGATATGGGTAACAAGTACATTCCTGTAGGTGACGGTGTTTTGTATATCACACGTATGTTTAACTTTGGGGGTGCTATGAGCACCAGAGCAGGTGGCGTGAATAATCCATTTGACTTGATGTATCAGTTTAGAATGAATGATATGTATAATCTGTTAGGTGCAAACATGACATATTATGCTCAGGTTCAGTCACATCTATCAACATTAGAACAGTTACTTGTAACTCAAAGACAAATACGTTGGAATAGAAAAACAAATAGATTATATATTGATACGGATTGGGATAGAACCTTCAATCCAGGTGATTACATTGTGGCAGAGGCATATGCTATTGTTGACCCCGCAACGTATTCAGAGGTTTATGATGATATGTTTTTGAAAAAATATGCTACTGCTCTTATCAAAAGACAGTGGGGAGAAAACATGAAGAAGTTTGGAGGCATAGCACTACCTGGAGGAGTTACTTTAAACGGTGACCAAATCTTTCAAGAAGCAATCACTGATATCAATAATATTGAAGATGAGATGCAGAGAAGATATGAGTTACCCCCTAGCTTCTACGTGGGGTAAGCATGGCAACGAATTTTTACTTTCAGAATGGTAATACAAGCGGAACCACTAATGAGCAAAGATTAGTAGAAGACCTTGTAATTGAATCATTAAAAATCTATGGGCACGATATTTACTATATGCCCAGAACACTTGTAAACAGAGACACTATCTTTGATGAGGATACCTTATCTCAGTTTACTCAATCATATCCATTAGAAATGTATTTGGAAAATGTAAACGGCTTTGACGGCGAAGGCGATCTGTTTACAAAGTTTGGTATTGAAATAAGAGA